GATGAGTTACAAGTCCCGTCGGAGCTGGGGGACTAAATCCAGACGCCAGGCGTCACAGCCGCTCGGGGTGCTAGTAGAGATACGGCCAACTGATCCGCCAACGCAGGAACGCCAGAATGACGAAGGGATGAGTCCAAAGCTGCTCGTTCGTCAAACCCAAGCCAAGAGGATGTTTGGTGGTGAATGGGGCGCGGGCGATGTAGTCGAACCAGGCAGTGCTCTCGTGGACGATGGTTGCATCACAGTTGCTTGGGGGCAGGGCGAGGAGGGCGTCGAACTGTTCAGTAGACAAACCGTTCAGCATGATCTTGTCCCAACCGGTTAGCTCAAGCATGGAATCGATAGTCCAGCACCGCTCGAGATCGGGAACAATTTCGGGATCGATCTCCAGCATGGAGCAGATGAACGGAACGGTGAACGCACAGATGCGGGTTCCACGGGTCTGGGAGCAACGCCAGAGAACGTGCCAGAACTTGTCGTAATCACGACCATCCACGTGGGCGGGCCAGCCGAGGTTGGAGAAGAGACGACAGTCCGGGGTGTACGCGTATGGGGACATGTTGCTGAACGGGTGGATGGAACCGGGGGTGGACCAATTCGCGGCACTAGGCGGCCATTTGCTGAAGGGAGACAGCTGCCTCATTTCACCATGCACTTGCCAGGGGGAGTACTCGTCGAGGTCGAGCAGGTGGCTGGGGCCGGTGATCGGCACAAGGTGACCATCGTAGACATGGGGAACGGCGCGACCGTAATCATCGATCTCAGGCTCACATTGGTACACGACGTCAGCGGAAGGGGTTGGTATGTCGGGGAAGGAGGCTGTCGAGGAACTCAGGTCCAGTGGGGAGCGGGGTGCCTGCATGATCAACTAGCAAGGTGACTGGTCGAACGCGTGACGGTTGGACTCTCTGAGGTTGTTCCTGGATGACGTCGGACGAGTAGTTCTCACCACAGCTGTTGCTATCGCTCTCAGACCAGTATTGATTCTCCAGAACAGGACGACGGTACCAAGACAGGTCCACAAGAGAGCGATCACTAGAGCGGCGAGAATGAGGGAGGCTAGAGTGATGAACACGTGCTGCTGGCTGCCAGTTATTACGCAACGGGTGTTCTGGGGCTGACCTTGAACCTCGAAGCACGTCCAACCTTCTTGTGATTGAGGGACAGTAACCCCTGGATACTGCATACAGTCCGCAGGCACAGCACAAAGTACAACAACAACAGAGGAGGATGGGAGGAAGGGCCCAGGATGTGGCTTCAGAAGTGGCGGTTAAAGATGTAGTGATGCAACAGGATCGGTCGATCTGGAGCACGGTGTGTTGGACGGTGGTTGATATGGTATCTCCACAGGGCATTTGAACTAAAAC